ATTTCCTTTTCGAGAAAGGAGGTAATAGCGATGCCGAAGACGACGAAAAAGTTTCTTCGGATTCGAGCGAAGGCGAGGATTCGCGCACAGGGTCCTGAAGACGAGCTCGAAGACGAAGAAGACGAAAGCGAAAACGAAGTCGCTGCGCAAGACGAAGAGTCGCAGCCGGCGACCGAGGAAGCGCAGCCGACTGACGATGCTGCGTCAGAGCTAAGAAGAATCCAGATCGTCGCGTACACCGGCGGTACGATGACGGTCGAAGGTTGGCCGCTCCCCGTTGTCGTTGATCTCAGTGGCCTCGAGATTCCAACGAGTTCGTTGCCGATTCGCTACGCGCACGACGAGTACGCTGGCATCGGCCACACGACGAGCATCGCGATCGAAGGCAACGAGATCATCGCAGACGCCGTGGTCTCGCGCGACACCGAGTACTCGCGCGACTTTCTCTCGTCGATCGAGAACGGTTTTCCGTGGAAAGCGTCGATCGGTCTCGAGGTCGTCGAGTATCGCGAGATTCCTGACGGCTCGGAAGTCGAAGTGAACGGTCGTTCGTTTACGGGTCCGCTCTACGTAGTCGATCTCGCGGTTCTCCGTGAAATCTCGATCGTCGACGTACCGGCGGACATCGGCACGTCAGTCGTGGCCGCGAAAGCTGCTCGGAGGGTTGAAATCGTGAAGCGAATCCTCGGTAAGTACCCGCACCTCGCGGAACGTGCGATTCAAGAAAACTGGTCCACGAAGAAGTGCCAACTTGCTGCGATTCGCGCGAGTCGACCGAGCAGTCGAGTTGTGCATGCATTCGATGCCGGCATGGACACGACTGAGGTCCTTACTGCCGCGATCATGCTCCGCGCCGGTGGTTCGGTCGCAAAGAGCGTCGAGAAGAAGTTCGCGCCGCGGATCGTTGATGCCGCGTCGAAGTATCGCAACCTCGGTTTGTTGCAACTCGCACGCGAGTGCTTGCGAATGGAGGGCCATCGCGTCGATCCGTATTCTTCGCCGGTCGACGTGATTCGCGCCGCGTTCAGCGTGCGATCGTTTCCGAATCTCTTACGCGAGTCGGCGTATCGAATCCTCGTTTCGACTTACGAAACGATGTCGCCGACATGCCTACGAATCGCGCGCATCGTAGAGACGGTCAACTTTATGCCGCACACACTCGCGAGGTTGAATGCGTTCGCGCAGTTTGAACGCGTACCGTCGAGCGGTTCGATTGCGCAGGAGCGCATCGGTGATACCGGCTGGCAAGTGAAAGTCGATACATATGGACGGCTGTTCACGATCACGCATCAAGACGTTATCAACGACGATCTCGGTGCGTTCCTCGCGATTCCGCAGGAAGCTGCGCGAGGTGCGATTATCGCGCTTGAGAATCTCTTTTGGGGCACGGTCGTTGCGAACCCCGGTGGCTTCTTCAGCGCTGCAAACGCGAACGTCGTGACGGGTGCACCGCTCACGATTCCGAATCTCGATCGCGCCGTCGAAAGGATGCTCGCGCAGACGGATCAGTTCGGCCAACCGGTCTTCGTGAAGCCGAGCTTCCTCGTAGTGCCTGTTGGTTTGAAGGCGACTGCCGAGAATCTCTTTACGAGCGTGCGCGTCGTGATCGCGGGCGACAGCGATCGCACGCTACCGGAAGCGAATACTTACGCCGGGCAATTCGAGCCGGTCGTTACGCAGTATCTGCCGACGAACGGTGCGAACTCGACGTGGTATCTCGTAGCCGATCCGGCGACGACACCAGCATTCGCAGTCGCGTTCTTGCGTGGCCAGGAGACACCGATCATCGAAGAGGTGCAGCCGAGTCCACAATTTCTCGGCTACTCGGTACGCGCTTACTGGCACTTCGGTGTCGCGTTACTCGACCACCGAGCTGCAGTGCGTGCGACAGCGTGATGACAGCGAGAGACGATGAACGCGATACTCGATGACTTCTTCAAGACACTGCTTCGCAGTCGCGGCGTTCGACTTCGGTTGCCGAACGGTACCGAGATCGACGCCGTGATTGCGCGCCGCGATTCGCAGTCGGTGTCACTCGGTGGACAGGTCGCAGCCGATACGACGACGCAGTGCTTCGTTGTACGCGCGAGCGACTTACCCGCCGGGTATTGGCCGCGAGTTGCGGACGAGATCGTCAACGTCGCGACATCGCAGCGGTATATCGTTGTGCGCGCTACCGGAGGCGCACACGCAACGACTTCGAGTGATCCCTATGGTTTCCTCGTTCGTGTGTGGACGAGGTTAGCATCCTAACGGAGGTAAACGATGAATGTCGTAGTCAAGCATCACGATTTCGTGATTCCCGCTACGTTCGGTTCCGATCAACCTGCAGGCACGCTCGTCTTTTTCGGCGATATGCCTGCGGTCACGCTCGAGCCGGTGAAGGCCAACGTTGCGGTCGGTGTCGCGGTCGGCGCCGTTATCGAAGGCCCGCGCGAGACTGGTAGCCCTTGGAGCCAAGGCACAGTCGTTTACTGGGACGCGGCGAACAGTCGTTTCACCACGACAGCGACCGGTAATAAGCGTGTCGGCGTAGTCGTTGGTAACGACGTTCCCTCGGCTGCGACTCGCGTCCTCGTGTTGATGGATCGATGATCGCGAGCTTACTAGACGCCGTTGTCAATGTGCTCAACGGTCCGCCACAGGCGGCTTCCGTTGCAACGTCGAAGACGTGGGCACACTACTGGGTGCTCGCACGCGAGACGCCCGACGTGTGCGTTGTTACGTTCGTTCGTTCCGAGCGCGAGCGACTTTCGCGATCGCGATTTCGATTCCTTCTCGACGTAGAGGTCGTTCGTGCTCGGCCGTACGTGGACGCGTCGTCGATCGAGATCGTCGTCAACGACGTGCACTCGATCGCGTCGCGACTCACGAGCGAAGAAGTGCTCGAGCGAGATGGCATCGCATACGCATTCGACTCGATCTCGTTTTCCGATCCGCTTTACGAGATCGAGGAAGTATTCGACGAAAGTTCGTTCGTTCGCGCGAGTGTGACTGCGCGTTACGCTGTGTTGGAGTCGTTGTGATGGCATCGGAGTCGATCGTAAAAGTCAAGCAGCTTTTTCTCGATCGGCCAGCGGTTACGCGTTACTTCGATCGCAAGACGCTGCGCGTTTTCAAGCGATTCGGAGCGTTCGTGCGACTGGTCGCGCAGCGAAGTATGCGGCGACGTAAGACGGCGTCGCCACCGGGGCAACCGCCGTCGGTGCGTAAAGGCCAGCTACGAAAGCTCATCTTCTTTTCGCTCGACGAGCGAAAGAAAAGCGTCGTTATCGGACCGACACTACTACGTCCTGACTCGCCGGTGCCAGCACTTCACGAGCACAGCGGCGTACGTCGGTACGGCGCGCGTGTCGCGAAGTATCCGAAGCGCGAGTATATGAAACCCGCGTTTCGCGAAGGTTTAGCGAGACTATCGCAGTTCTATAAGGAGGCAAACGCATGAGTCGAACACGACTGGGGCACCTCGCGAAGCTCTACGTCGATAGCGCGAATAACTGGACTACGCCGACGTGGGTCGAGGTGCCGAATGTCAATAACCTGACACTAAACCTCTCGCACGCGACCGCAGACGTGACGACGCGTGCGCATGCCGGTTGGCGAACTCAGGTCGCGACGTTGAAAGAGGCGACGATCGAGTTCGATATGCTCGATGTTGCAGGCGATCCGAGCGTCGCGCAGATTCGTCAGGCGTTTTTCGCTCGCGGCCAGTTGCATGTTCTTTGCTTGAACGGTTCGCGTACTGAGGTCGGTTCGTGGGGCTTGAAGACGCTCGTCGAGGTGACGCGATTCAACCGCGCTGAGCAGATGGGCCAAGCGATCGTAATCTCGGTTACGTTCGTGGTGTCGCCGTTACTCGACGGTACCGTTTATCGCTATCCCGAGTACTTCGAGGTAACGCCCTGATCGCGAGAGGACTAGTAACGATGCGTCATCGATTTACGGACGAACATGGCCGCGAGTACGAAGTTGCGCGGATCAGCTTCGCGCGGTACCACGATCTTCGCGATCACGGGTTTGATCTTGCGAAGTGGGCCTCGGAGGCGCTCGCACGCGTAGTACGACCGGACACTACGATCGACAACGCGTTGTCGCAGCGATTCGACTACGAGGAGTTCGTGCGCATACTCGCTGACGGCGCCGTGTTCCGCGATCGCAAGACGGCAGAAGCGTTGTTGACAGTCTTGTGCCGCGATTCGCTTGCGCGGCACGGTGTGACCGCGAACGAAGTTTTCGAGTCGCTCTACGGTCGATCGATCTGGGAAGCCGAAGTCGCGTTCATCTCGAGGATCCTCGATTTTTTCGAGGGCCATCCGATCATGCGCGAAATCCTCGGCGCCGCGTTGAAACTGCTGCTGTCGAAAGTCGAAGCGAGTACTGCGACATCGATTCTTACGTCTGGCACTTCGCCGGTTACCTCGGCGTAGCGCCGTGGAACTTCACGCTCGGCGAACTACGTGCGATGTACGAAAGTCGATTATTCCACGACCATTGCCACTACGGTATCATCGCGGCAGCGATTGCGAACGCGTTTCGCGGTAGCGAGTCGCCGACGATTCGAGTCGAAGATATTTTCCCGGACGTGGTCGAGTACCTCGAGCGGTTCGGTGTTCGGAACGATAACGAGTTGCCACTACTAACGAAGGACGATCTAAAGTCGTGGCTAGCCCAGCAGAAATCCGAGCGGGTCGTGCGAGCGTCGAGCTGACGCTCACGGATCGACTGACTGCGGACCTCAACGCGGTCTCGCGCAAGCTCGCAACGTGGGGCGTTGCGCTGCAGGGTATCGGCGCGTCGATACTCGCAGCGTTTCGGCCGGCGCTATCGGTCTTTCAAGAGCAAGAAGCGATAGGTGGCTGGGCATTGCGACTGCGCACATCGGTCGAGCAGTTCTCGAAGCTTACGTCGCTCTTTCGCGTCTGGAACGTTAGCGTCGACGAGCTCGGCGCATCGCTCGAGAACATGACCGCGAAACTCGATGCGAAAGCGGTGGCCGAGTTCGGGGACGTGCTGCAGAACCTCGGCGTTATCTCGTTCGCGCATTTGCCGCTCCAGCAGCGACTCGAAGTCGTACTCGAGGCGTTGCAACGCATTCCGGACGAGACGCAGCGTGCACGCATCGCAGTCGAACTCTTCGGCGATAAGGTCGGCATGGCGCTCGTTTCGATGGGGATGCTCTCGAACGACGCGAAAGAGCGACTCGCGAATCTAACTGCGACTACGAGTGAACGAGTGCAACACGCCACGCAGATCATGCAGTCGTGGCGCGAGATTACGGCTTCGATCTCTGCGGTTTGGTACGAAGTCGCTGCTGCGATTGCGCCGGTGCTCGAGTCGATCGCGGCGTGGCTGAAAAACGCGACTGCGAATCTCGTTGAGTGGGTGCGCGCAAACCAGGGCGCTGTCATCGCGATAGCAGCGTTCGCTGCAGGCCTCGTAACCGCCGGTAGTGCGCTGCTCGCTTTCGCGGGTATCGTGAAACTCGTCTCGATCGCGATTGGCGTTTTTAGCGCGCTCCTCGCTGCGCTGAAGCTCGTGCTTCTTGCGATCATGAGTCCGATTGGTCTCGTAGTCGCTGGCGTCGTTGCACTCGGCGTGGCCGCGGTCGCGAGTGGCAATAACACGATCGATAAGTTCCGCGAACTCAAGACCGACTTACAAGGACTCGCGACCGACTGGTCGAATTCGATAAAAGCGATCGTGGCGTCGATAAAGTCCGGTGATATCGAGAGCGCGTTCAATATACTCGTAAAGGCGTTAGAACTAACGTGGGCCATGCTGATACGATCGTTGAAGCGCCTCTGGTGGTCGTTTGTGCGTGACATCTTCGAGTTTTTCGCGAATAATCCGTGGGTGCTGCCGCTCGTCGGTGGTGGTGCGGGTCTTCTTATCGGGGGACCCGCCGGTGGCCTTGTTGGTGTTGGTGTCGGTGCGCTCGGCCAAGGTGCGCTTTTACTGAACGCGGAAGAGATCGATAAATTCCTCAAAGATAAGATCGAGAACGTCGATCGCGCGCGCGTCGACCAGTTGCGCTGGGAACTCGAGCAGATGATCTTGCAAGCGCTGCGACAACAGCAGCAGAGAGAACAGGAACAGCAAGGACCACCGAAAGGTCGCGTCGCGGCGATGGAAGCGGTTTTCGTATCGAAGGAAGATCTCCGAGATATGCTCGCGATCGGCGAAGCGCGTGGCACATTTACGGCGTTCGCGGCGCGACAGCAGTTCGCGTTCGGCGCGCGCACGCAGAAGCGCCAAGAAGATTTACTCGCTGATATTCTAAAGGAAGTGCGAAGAGTGCAGCAAGGCGTTGACGCAAACATGAAGGTGAAATAGCATGCCGCACTTACTCTTCAAGATCAACCCCGACGAGCTTTCGCTTTCGTATAACCGCACGAGCTATCGGATCAACGTGCACGCGATCGATTATCCTAATGTGATCTCGGTCGCGAACGCGATCTACGCGTACACGCCTCCGATCTTTCTTGGGCTTACGCGATCCGACGTAGATATTCGCGCAAACGAAGACGGTCGAACCTACGATGTCGCAATCACGTACTCCGCGGAGCCGAGTGACGAAGCGGTCGATGCGAGTCCACCGTCAGCAACGAAGTCGGCGCCGGCATCGGATACGGTCGATCTTTCGTTCGGCTACTCGATCTCCGCGGAAGCGCAGCAGATTCACGTTACGAGTGCGATTTCGCAAGGTCGTGTCGGCGCGGGCAACGCGACCGCGAGCGGAACGAATCTGCAGTGCGTTGCGTTCTCGGAAGTAGTCCCCGACGGTATCGCAGCGAATTCGGTACACGAAGGTCGAACGATTTTCGTGACCGGCGGTCCGCCGGCGTGGACGTATGGGCCGTATCGGATCGTAGCGATAAACGGTGCGCGCTGGGTTCTCGATCGTAATCCGGCACCAGTCGGTGCGAGTGGCGGAGTGTGGATAATGCCAGCCGACGCACCGGACTTCGAGAACGCGATCAACGTTTCCGAAGATTCGATCGAGGGTTGCGATATCGCTGCGCCATCGCTCTCATTCGAGCGGCGTATCACGATCCCAGTCGTGAATGTCGCGTATATTCAAACCGTGATGAGTCTAATCGGTAAGGTGAACAAGAGACGGTTCTATCACTTCGAGCCGGGCGAGGTTCTCTATCTCGGTTGCGTCGCGGATAAAGAGAACGCGAGTGCGTGGAAAGTTACGCATAAGTTCCGAGTCGAGCGCAACCAGCGAAACGTTCGCATCACGAAGAAAATAACAGTACCGCTCAAGCGTGGTCACGACTATCTCTGGGTCAAGTATCGCCCGATGACTCGCTGGGGCATGGTCGTTCAGGAGCCAGTCGCAGCGTACGTCTCGGTCGTCTACGAAGAAGGCGACTTTAGTCTACTCGGTATCGGAACGTGAGGTGCGATCGTGAGCGATCCGTTATCGTTCGTTTCTCCAGGTGATCCGATCGGTGAACTCGCGCGTGCCGATCGGATCAATCTTCTTATCGAGTCCGCGCGTCGTGTTCTGCGACCGCAAACATCGCCGAGCGATATCGAGAAAGAGATTTTTCGCGCGTTGCAGCCGCATAATATCGTTTACGTGAAGACGCCGGTGCCGGCGCGCGAGTACACGATCTGGCGCATCGCTGGCAACCTCACGTCACCGAGTGCGCTTCTCGCACCACAAGCGTATCGAGTCGAAGCGCCCGAGGATTCGTGCGATCCGTTCGTCGTGCTCGTCGAACCGTCGGACGGCGTCACGCTCGCGCGTGCTGCGGTAAGCGGCGTCGTTTTCGCTTACGTTCTCGGGGAGGGAGACTACGCGCACGCAATTCCCGGCGATCCGTATTTCCTCGAAGCGGACGACTACGGACCGGCGCGCATTCTTTATCACGCCGGTAACTACGCACTACTTCGACTTGGCGATTCGCGGCACCAGCGACGATGCAAGAAGTTGAAGACGGACGACTACGGCTACGCGTACTACGGTCCTTACGGCTTCGAGATCGAAGACGAAGAAGAGCGAGACGAAGACGAAGAGCGGCAGTGCATCGACTGTCTCGCGAAGCTCTGCGTTGTTCGCAACTACTCGGGCGCGATCGTCGATATCTTTTACGAGGACGCGAGCGGCAATCGTGTGCGCGTTCCGGATTGCACGAGCGCGCCGTACGGCGGATCGATTTCGAGTCCGGGCGGCGGTGGTGGCGGCGGCGGTGGCGGATGCTGTCCGCAAAATGGCAGTGAGTACGTACTCGAATACGACGTTACGTACTTCGGAATGACCTGCACGGGAACAACGGGGCCATGGCCATGGTCGGTCAATGCTATTTCTTGGGGCTTTTTGACTTCTCATTGCACATCGTGCGAGGACTTCATTTACTTTTATTGTGATAACGGCGATTTGACTATTTATTACGAAATATATTGCGCTTCTGGTAACTGCGTTCTGTCCACCGATGACTTCGATGTAACAGTAACCGGATGTCCAGGATTGCCCACGTTTTATATTACGATAAAGCCAGGTCGTTGCGCATCGGGTTCGTTCGTACTTAGGCCAGCCTAAGTCGAGGTCGCCATGATCGATCCGCTCGCAAACGTTAACGATCACACCGGCGATCGAAAGTGGGCGCATTGTCCGAACACGATTCGCGCTCACTACGAAGCGCTTGATCGCGTGATCGATCTTGCGCACAACGAACCGTACGCTGGCCACGACTCCGACTTCGGAGTCGTTTACGTCGGTGGCGGTCGATACTGGCCTGGCATCGTAGTCGGCGTGCGATTACTTCGTCATCTCGGCTATCGCGGACCGATCGAGGTGTGGCGTGGCCACTACGCTGACGAGGAACCGATTCGCGAGTCCGACCTAGACGGCTACGACGTTCGCATCGTCGATACACGCGAAGTCGCGAAAACGACGTGGCCACGTATTCTCCGCGGGTGGGAAGCGAAGCTGCACGCGATTCGGCACACGAGATTTCGTCGCGTTCTTTTTCTCGACGCGGACGCGTACTGCGTAGTCGATCCGACACCGTATTTCGATCGCTTCTCAGACTTCGCGTTCTGGAGCGAGAATCGGCAGAATATCCGCTGGCACTACGTCTGGCCCTCGCACGAGCGACGCGATGTAGTCGGCGTACAGGGCGGTCAGTTCTTCGTTGATCGCGAGAGCGCGTGGCCACTCGTTGTCATCGCGGATTGGATCTGCCAACACAGCGACTTCTATTTTCAGCACCTCTACGGCGATCAGGACGCATGGCGACTTGCACTCGCGATTACGGACTTGCCGTACACGATCGTCGGGCCAGCAACGTGGCAGCATCCCGCGTTCGTGTGCGCACTCGATAATCGAAGGTTCATAGTGCATCGTCCGGTCTCGAAGCTCTTCCGCGCATGCGACTGGAATGCCCGCGACTGTGCAGTCGATTTTGCGCCGCATCTTCCGTTCGAGACGTTCGTGTGGCGTGAGTTCGCAAAACTCGCTGAACACGAAGTCGAAGAGTGCGAACCTGCGTTCACGAATCTTTATCGACGTGGCGCGACGCGTGTTTTCGACTCGCCGTCGGTGGACGACCGTACATATCTTTCGTGCATTGAGACTTTAGCTAAGACGCACAGTTGGACTAAGATCGTCGATCTTGGATGCGGTAGCGGTCGCATTACGAGAGAGATCGCACGTCGAATTGGAGTCGAGGTCGTTGGCCTCGACTGCGTGCGCGAGATACTACCGCAGAGCGACCTAACGAATCTTCGCTTCGAGTACGCGAACGCATTCGAGATCGACTTGATTCCTGATGGCGACGCGTTACTCGTGAAAGACGTTCTCTCGTACTGGCCGTTCGCGCACGTTCGTAGTTGGCTGCGTGAAGTCGTAGCGCGATCGAAGTGGCGGCATATCGTAGTCACGAACGATGTCATACAGTTCCCTTCCGAGATGCCGTTCGGTCGACACCACGGGATCAACCCCGAGCTTTGTGATTTTTTGCGCGAGATCGCCCACGTGCAAATTCGCCTAGAAAACAAGGCAATTCTGCTGATTTCGATTCAATGAGATGTCCCCTTTATGGGGGACGCGACTACAAAAAAATCGGGTGCGAGGTAAACTACGGTTGCGGGTTCGAGGAGTTGTGCGAAGTGTGGAGGCGTTTCGATGAAACCGATTCGCGAAGTCGAGAAGTTACCGCCGCGAGTGATGCTCTACGGCGTCGAGGGCATTGGTAAGACGACGTTCGGTGCATCGGCACCGAAACCGATCTTCGTACTGACGGAGGATGGCCTCGGCGATCTCGATGTTGCGCACTTTCCGCTAGCGAAGTCGTACGATGACGTGCGTCGCGCGCTCTGCTATGTGCGCGACGAGGCGCATGACTTCGAGACGATCGTGCTTGACTCGCTCGATTGGCTCGAGCGACTCATACACGATTATGTGTGTGTGGAACACAACGTCTCAACGATCGAACGTGTAGATGGCGGTTACGGTCGCGGCTATGTGGCAGCGCTGAAAGTCTGGCGCGAGGTGATCGGAATTCTTGACGAGATTCGAGCGCAGCGTCGGATGATCGTGATTGGCATCGCGCATGCGAAGGTCGAACGGTTCGAGGACCCGGAGTCGCCGGCGTACGATCGTTATTCACCGCGACTGCATAAAACGTCGGCTGCACTTGTAACCGAGTGGATGGACGCGGTTCTCTTTGCGCACTGGCGATACGCTGTCCGAACGGAGACGGGTAACTTCGGAAAGACTCGTGGTGTCGCGGTCGCATCTCGAACAGACTGTGAGCGCGTTATTCGCGTCTCCGGCGGGCCGACGTGCGTTGCGAAGAATCGATACGGACTTACAGGTGAACTTCCGCTCTCGTGGGATGCGTTTGCGAAGGCGATCGGTTACTAAAAGAAAGGAGAGAAGCGATGGCACTTTTACCCGAAGAGTTTGATGCGTCGAGTGTACCGACTCGATTCGGCATGCTGCCCGAAGGCCGCTACGTAGTCGCGATCACGAAGACCGAGATTCGTTCTTCGATGAGCGGCACAGGCCAGTATCTCGCGGTCGAGTTTACTGTGCAGGAACCTGCGGAGTATCTCGGCCGAACGATTCTCGTGCGCGTCAACGTTCTCCATGATAATCCGGTGGCTCGCGAGTACGCGAAGGCCGAGTTGGCTGCGATTTGCACGGCGTGCGGTAAGACGAAGATTTCGGATACGGACGAGCTCCTTCGCTCGCTACTCGTTATCGATCTTCGCTATCGATCGTCGCCGAACGGTACGCAGTATCCGCGAGTCGTGAACTATTATCCGTATCGACTTCCGGAACCGAAGTTAGGCGAGACTAAGGAATCGACGCCGCGGCCACCACGGCGCGGCAACGCGCAGCGATAACATTGTAATGCCACCGAAGCGTAGAGTTGAGCTAGTACTTCCGTACCCGCCGTCGGTAAATTCTTACTGGCGGCACGCGCGAGGTCGTCACTATCTCTCGCGTGCCGCGAAGAACTATCGAGAGCTCGTCGTGCTTTCGATTCCGAAAGACGTGCGATTCGATCGCGAAGTCGAAGTTTTCGTCGAAGTGCGACCGCCGGATAATCGGCGGCGCGACATCGATAACGTACTGAAGGCGATCCTCGACGTACTCGAGTTTACGGGTCTTATCGCGGACGATTTTCTCGTATCGCGGATCGAAGTCGTTCGTGGCGAAGTGGTACCGCGTGGAGAGTGTCATGTCGTCGTCAGCGAGATTCGGTAATCTGCATGCCGCGATTCGCTACGCAGAACTCGGTTACGAAGTGCTACCAGTCGTAGCGGGCGCGAAGAATCCGCTCACGGAGCACGGTGTTCGCGATGCGACGCTGGATACGAAGACGATCGAGTCGTGGTGGACGCGATGGCCAAACGCGAATATCGGAGTTTCCGCTGCGGGCCTTGTCATTATCGATATCGACTCGAAAAGTGATGCGCGTTGGCCCGAAGACGAAGAGCGCGCATGCGAGCTTGTCGAGAGTGCGCGTGCGATTTCGGTGACGCCGTCAGGCGGTCGTCACTTTTTCTTCCGTCGGCCGGACGGCGTTTCGTGGCGATGTTCGGTGCGCAAACTCGCGGCCAATGTTGACGTGCGCACCGACGGCGGCTACGTCGTGGTACCGCCGAGTAAGCTACTTGCTGGCGCGTACGTGTGGCTCGAAGGTAAAGAACTCGATACCGCTAAGGAGTTTCTCTCGACGCCACCGAAGTGGCTATGCGATCTACTCGATGAACGAGAACGAGAATACGCATCGAAAGTAAATAAATCCACACAGTTAGACGAAACGCGAGTTATTGAGGAGGGCACCCGGAACGACGTTCTTTTTCGCATCGGTGCGAAGTTGCGTTCGATCGGGTTCGACTTCGAGGAGATTTACTCGACGCTATCGGTTGTGAATCGAAGACGATGCAGGCCGCAGCTCGATGATGTCGAAGTGCAACGCATTGCGGAGTCGGCGTCGCGATACGACGCTAACGCGATCGAGACTGCGCTAGTCGAATGCCGCTACGCGCAGATCGTTGAGAGCGAAAAGATCGAAGACGAGATCGTCGAATTCGCGAAGCCGAGCGAGGGATTCGTGGATCGAGCACCTGGCATTTTGGCCCTAATTTCTAGGTATATTCTCGATACCGCGTATCGACCGCAGCCGATGCTTTCGCTTGGCTCCGCGCTATCGTTTGTGAGCGTGCTCTGCGGCGCGCATTTTATTGCGGACGAGTACGGCACAACGACGAATCTCTACTGTGTCGGTGTCGGGCCATCGGGTTGCGGTAAAGAACGAACGCGACAAGCGATCCGTGACATCGCGAAGGCGTCGGGAGTACTCGAGTTAGTTGGCCCGGAGGACATCGCGAGCGGTTCGGGGTTACTGCGCGCACTCGAACGAAGTCGCGCGCAACTTTTTCAGCTCGACGAGTTCGGACGATTTCTTAGTACGACGCATAATGCGTATTCGAGTCCACATCTCTATAACGTGACCACACTATTACTCAAGCTCTACACGTCTGCGAACGTAGTCTTTACTGGAGTCGCATATGCGGACGTAGATAAGACGCGGGTTATTGATCGACCGCACGTCGCACTCTGGGGCACGACGGTACCAGAAGACTTTTTCCGATCGATCTCGCGTTCGTCGATAAAGAGCGGACTTCTTTCGCGGATTCTTCTTTTCGAGAGTCGTGATCGCACGACGCATCAGCGACCGGCGGATAAGACGGTGCCGCGGGAGATCGTCGATTTCGTTTGTTCTCTCGGGAACGTAGTCGTGACGTATTCGCGGCCAGCCGGCGAGATTTTCGACTCGTACCTCGAGAAGTACGAGGAATACGCGTTACGAGTACGCGAGCCGTATTCATCGTTGTGGGCGCGCGCATATGAAGCAGCGAGGAAGCTTTCGATTATCGGCGCGGTTGCGGAGGGCAACGTAGTCGTACGAGATTCGGTCGCGCAGTGGGCCTGCGAGCTTGCGGAGGCGATCGTAGGTCGAACGATCGCGGTGGTGACGCATAAGCTCGCAGAGAGTGCGTTCGAAGCGAAGCGGAACGAGATACTCGAGTTTATTCGCGAGCGCGGGACGGTAACGAAGACGGACCTTTGCGCGCGCTTTCGCGGGATTCGGCCGTCGGAGCGGGACGAGATTCTTCGTTCGCTCGCCGAGGAAGAGGAGATCGAGATCGAGGTCGGGTCGCGTATCGGCGAGCGTGGCCGACCGAAGACGACGGTTCGCTACGTTGGCCGTCGGCGAGCGTAGCCGGGGATTATTCGACTTTTACTGCAGATTTTACTACGGGGTCGTTTTGCAACGAAATTTTTGACGCAAGTACTTGCATAATAAGAACATACGACGGCGAGGGTCATTTTTCTGCAAACTGCACCCCTGCCTTAAATAAGACCCCCCGAAAGCGGGGTCGCGGGTGCGAAAAAACGGTATCGGGGATTGCATGGGGCGAACGTCGGAGGTAGACTGAGAGTGACACCTCCGAAGCCTCGCAGGGCCCGGCGCTTAGGCGCGTAGCGGGTTCGCGGGGGAGTACTGTCCGCGTATCGCTATCGCTCTTCGCGGACGATCTTTTTCTCTTCGATTTAAGAAAGGAGGTACGCGATGCGTGCGCGATTCCAAACGGATCTCGTTCGCGATCGACTTCGCGCGATACGATCGATCGTACGCGAGGTCGTACTCGAGCGTCGGATCGTTTTCGTGGAGGCTCGTGATGGGAAGTTATCGTTTTCGACACGCAGTGGTATCGCGATCGGCGAGATTCGGTTCGATGCCGACGACACGAAGATCGTAATCGTAGAGGAGGGCGCAGCGGCGTTCGATGCGAACGAGTTCGTATCGTCGATCGATCGCGCCGCGGGCGAGGTCGTCGAGATCGCGAGCGGTCCGGATCGCGACTACATTCGGTTTGCAGCGACGGAGTACGTTTTCCCTAAAATCGCGTACTCGGATCACGATCGAGTTAGCGTTTCGTCTTCGGAGTCTTCGGTCGTTCGTTTCGCGTTCGAGCTCGAGGGTATTTTCGCTCGCACGGTTTTCGCGTCGAAGTCGAACGTGCAGTCGAGGTCGCGGTTTGTTCTTTATCGAAGTAGCGAGGACGGTCTTATCGTTTTCTCGACCGACGAAAAGCGATACGCGATTGCTCGCAGTCGAGCAGATTCGAGTGCGGAGTCGAAGGTTCTAGCGTATCTCGATTACGATTCTGCGGCGCTTGCGTACTCGTTTCTCGACGCTACGGACGAGCGGGTAGAGATCGGCGTCGATACGAACGGTTGGCTCGTCTTAGCGGGTGAGTCGTTCCGCGTTGGTCTCGCGACGTTGTCGGTACCGAATAACGGTCATCGCTTTCTCGATTTCGATCGCAAGTTTCGCGCTCGCGTGCATCGCGCAGCCACGATACCTTACGAGTCGTTCGTTCGGGCGTATCGGAGTATCGAGCCGGTCGTATCGAAGGAGTGGCGCACGATCGGATTCGAGTTCGGCGAATCTTCGATTACGCTTTCTGCGACTTCGGATCTCGGTGTGTCCGCGAAGTCGCGAGTCGATCTCGAATCCGTAGTTCCTGCGAATTTGCGAACCACGATCTATCTCGACTCGAAGTACGTAGGCGATTTTCTTGCGGCGGTGCGCAGCGTCGTATCTGCGGAGGCGCTGGAATCGACGAAGATCGTATTCGAGCGCGAGGAGAATTCGAAGGGTATCGTTTTCTTCGGGATCGAGTCGGACGACTGGCGTTACGGCATGATGGCGATTAGTCGAGACTAAGTCGAGTAAACGAAGACCGGCCGGTCGATCTTCCCACGACCGGCCGGTCAACCCGAAGGGAGAACAACGCTATTATCGTAGAACGCAAGTCTCCTTTCGGCAAGTCGAGTTTTCTACGAAAGGAGCGAAGTCGATGCAGCGGAAAGACGTTTTCACGACGGGCGAAGTGGCGAAGATATGCCGGGTAGGCGTCAGTACCGTTTTGAAATGGTTTAACTCCGGGCGCCTCAAAGGATATCGCATGCCCGGAAGTCAGGATCGGCGTATTCCTATAGAGAATTTAATTCGGTTCATGAAAGAGCATGAAATTCCGTTGCGCGGTCTCGAGGATTATTTTCGGTATAAGGTTCTCCTCGTGGCCACGGATGCGACGTTCGATCGTTTACTTCGCGAGTCGATCTCGAAGATCGAGGACTATCGTTTCGAGTACGCATCGAGCGTCTTCGAGTTCGGTGCCCTCGTGGCCACGATGCGGCCTGACGCGATCGTTCTCGATTTTTCTCTAGGTCGTCGCGAGTCGATCGAGATTGTTCGAGACTTGCGCAAGGGCGATGCTTACGCGGCTACGTTGATCATCGGCTTGGCGAGCGAAGACGAAGCGGAGCCGGAGCAGCTTCTCGAGTACGGCTTCAACGTCGTATTTAAGAAGCCGCTTGATGTCGCGGTTATTGCGAAGCGGATCGAGCTCGAGAAGGAGGCACGAGCGTGAACGGCAAGCTCGTAGTCGACGATTGCGTCGAGGCGATGGCGCGGCTGCCTGCGGAGTGCGCCGATCTGATTTTCGCTGATCCGCCGTTCAACATCGGCTACGAGTACGACATCTACGACGATCGTCGATCGCGAGACGAGTATCTCGCATGGGCAGAGGCGTGGCTGCGCGCTGCGATTCGGTTACTGAAACCGAGCGGATCGTTCTGGCTCGCGATGGGCGACGAGTACGTCGCGGAGTACAAGATTCGACTCGATGCGCTCGGCCTAACGATGCGAAACTGGATCGTGTGGTATTATTCGAACGGTCTTCCGTGTAAGAAGAAGTTTGTGCGAGCGCATGTTCATATCCTTTTTTACGTTCGTGATTTGAATCAATTTGCGCTTAATTTGGATGCGATTCACACTCTTAATTCTTATCGACGTTGTAAAGGCTTCGAGATTGGGTCGCGCAGTCGCGCTCCTGACGATGTTTGGATTTTGCACCCTCGGGAGTTGAAGGAGTGCTTTTCTCTAGATCGCGATGTATGGTTTGAACCTCGCGTATCTAGCGTATCCTTTGAGCGCGTCGCGCATCCATGCCAGATGCCAGAGGCGATACTCGAACGCATTATTCGAGTGGCGACGAATCCCGGCGATCTCGTAGTCGATCCGTTCGCCGGCAGTGGCACCACGTTGGCAGTCGCGAAACGACTGGGCCGTCGTTTCTGGGGCTGCGAGCTGTCGCCGCGGTACGCTCGAGTTATCGTCGATCGACTTCGAGGCTTGTTCGACGACGAAATCGAGGTAGAATATCTTCGGTCGCAGCGAGAGGTGACTGCGCTGCGTGCCGAGCCTAGTTGAGCGCCGGTCGGTTAGGAGAGGGGCCGACCGGCGCGTTTTTTTTCTCAACTCGGAGGGTAGAGCGATGGCCGAAGTAGGTACGCATCGATTCGTTATCGAGAGCGCGCAATTCGCGAGGCTCGAGCGTGCGTTATCGGTTGCATTGCCGGCAGCGAGATCGTTAGGCATCGATGCCGGCATCTTTTGGTTGCGCGATTCGATTTTCGCAGCGACGCCGTACGCTTCGATCGGACTTGCGAATTCCGATCTCGAGCTCGAAGAGGACTCGGGTTGCATCGCGATTTCGCAGTTCGCTGCGAGACCGCTTCTTTACGAGTTGCGAACGCATCGTATTAGCTGCCTCGAAAGGATTGACCTCGTGGCCACGCGCGATCGAGTCGTCTTTACGTTCGAGTACGACTGGCGTTCGCGCGAAAAAACGCCGCCTCCGTTGATTTCGCGTTACTCGGATTCGTGGCGTCCGCGGATGACACCACGCGAGCATTACGAAATACTAGCGGAGAGTTGCCCGAACCTGGGGCGTGCTTTACCGATCGAGAAGATACGAGCGAAGCTGCTGAAGCACGAAGATTACGGTTACGTCTTTCTCGAAGACTTTTCGAGAGCCTTTCCTCAGGTTGCGGTTAGTCGTTCTCTTTTAGTCGCGTTTCTCGAGGCAGCGAAGAGCGAGGACACGACGTTTTTATTCGCATATTACGAAGATAAACGTTCCATCGTTTGCCGTTTTGACGACGTGATCGCGATCTTATCCGTAATCGACTAGGGCGAGGTTCACTATGCGCGTTTACGTTCTCGGTCGATCGGTTCTCGATGAACGCGAACTCGAGCGATTCTTGCGCGATCACGGCATCGCGTGGCCACGTGACAGCTCGATGTCATCGGATTCGTCTGGGCCCAGGAAAAGTAGTGACAACGTGGTGTCAGCTAATCCGCCTGGGCCCGGGCGAATTTTTGACAGCGCTGTGTCAGCGGAGGTGCTGTGCGAGGTAGCCGGTCGAGTTTGCTACATGTCGTTTGCTCGACCGCGCCCCGGTGGCAACCGGGCGTATCTCGAGCACATCAAGGAGTCGGAACACGGTTCGGTCTTGGAGCACGCTGTCTGGAATCTGCTGATCACGGGCGTCAGTCGGAGTCTCACGCACGAACTCGTGCGGCATCGCGCGGGCTTCTCGTATTCGCAACTCTCGCAGCGTTACGTCGACGAGTCGACCGCGGAATACGTCGAGCCGGACATCATCGCATCCGATCCCGAGTTGCACGCCGAGTGGGCGGCCGCGGTTCGATGCGCACGCGAAGCCTACGTTCGACTCGTTCGACTTCTCGAGTCGAAGCTCGAGGACGAATCGTTCGCATCGCGGTGGCTGCCGTCGGACGCTACGACTACGGATCGCAGGAAGTTAGCTCGGCAGGCGGCGCGTAGCGTTTTGCCCAACGCCACGGAAACGAAGATCTTCGTCACGGCCAACGCGCGAGCGCTGCGCTACTTTCTCGAACTGCGAGGTAGTCGGCACGCTGAACCGGAGATCCGCAAGCTAGCCAACATCTTGCTCGAGGTCCTTCAACGAGAATCGCCGCATCTGTTCGGCGACTACCGGCGGATTCCACTGCCCGACGGCACATTCGAAATCGTCACCGACTACCGTAAAGTGTAACCTCGTACACTACGAAAACGATGTATGTGCGTACACGATTTTCGTAGTTTTCAACGCCGCGGGGAGCTGCTGCGGAATTTTTTTGGAAAAATTTTTTCGCCGCAAGTGCCTAGAAAACTAGGCACTTACGTCGAGCGGCGAATTTTTTTCGATTTTTCTGCTTGACGCCTTCGCGGGGCGTGCTATTATAACGGTGACGACGGTGAAGAACGGTAACGAGTAACGAAGTAACCCGAAACCCGAAAGGAGAACGACGATGCGGCACATGCGACACAGCTACCACAAGGCGACCGGTTGGGCGACTCGGCCGAATTGCGGCCGCGGGCTTTACCTAACGAAGGCCGGAAAGTGGGTTAGCGTAGTCGTCTACTGGAAGGGCGTGTGCAAGGACGGTAAGGCGCGGGCCAAGGTCGGCTTTCCAGGGAAAGGGCCTAGCGACGATTTCTGGGTCGATGCCGAGCGGTTGAAGATGTACGACGAGGGAAAGGTAAGCCGCGACTGGAAGGATGACAACGACATCTTCGATTGATCACAGCGATACCGACTGGCCACGGATGGCCGTTTTGCAGTGATGCCGCAAGGCGATAACGTTTCACAACCCGAAAGGAGAGCAGCGATGAATCGAGTCGACCTTCAGTATGCGATTGCAGACGCGATCGAAAAGGCTCGTGCAGCCGTAAAGTCTCGGAAAGGTCTTCGCGCCGCGATGCGTGTCGGCGCGTACCGCGTCGGTAATCGAATCTTCGCGTGCCTCGACGGCGAGAATGCCGTCGAGGTCAAGGGCGACCAAGTCTTCGATGTGCCGGCCGCAGACTTCGGAAAGTATGTTCGCCCGGATGTTGCGCTCGAGATGTCCTACGAATTCAAAGACGTTCCAACCGAGTCACTGAATCGAATGCTTGAGATGTTCCGGGAAGTCGCTGCCCTCTAACTCCGAACCGCGATCGTCGAATCGTACTCTTCGATTGCAGTGACGCCTTCGGGCGATAGGTACACCAATCCTAAGGAGGACTTACGATGAACGCGAAGTACGTACGCACGAAAGACGGTCTCTATCTCCTGCAGGTCGAATCCGAGGTTCTTTTCCCACGGTGGGGTTTCGCCCTTTACGACGACGAGCAGTGCTGGCCGCGCGGCTTCGGTATCGCTAACGAGTGGAAAGTCGTTTCTGCCGACGAGATACCGGAAGGCATTCGACGCAAACTCGAGTACGTGCGCGAGGAGCTCGAAGAAGTCGAAGCCGAAAAGGCGATCGAAGATTAGATCGGAGAGCGAGCGATGCCGCGTCCACTAGCGCGCTACGAGCGAGTGTACGCCGAGTTGCTGTTGCGTTACTTAGTCGGCCCGCTCGCGAAGTACCGCGATGTCGCGGGCCTACGACTCGACGCCGATGGCGTCTTTCACTTAGTCGTACCTAACCGCCACGGCGACTTAGTCCTTTACTCGTGTCCGCATCGCGACGGGCGCATCGTAACCGAAGATCGAATACCCGGGCGGCGCATTTCGTTGCGTACCGCGGTCAACCGCGACGGTTGGGATGTCGCGGTATGGGCCGAACGCGTTCTCTTAGAGAACCAGTTCGCAGCGAGAGAGATAACGCTGCCGAGTTAGGCGCGACTAACTAAGGAGGACTAGAGATGGAAGCGAAGTGCGTGTGCGACGATTACGAGCAGTATTACCTTTACGTTCGTTCCGAGATCCTTTTTCCCGAGAGCGGATTCGCGCTCGTTGCTCCCGATGGCTTCGTTTACGAGGGCGGAATCGGTATTTCGAACTGGACGGTCGTTTCCGAGGCCAGAATCCCTTACGGCGTCTGGCGTAGACTCGAAAACACGCGCGAGATACTAGAAGAGCGCGAAGCAGAACTCGAAGCAGAACTCGAAGTCGAAAACTAGGTGCCGCTGCGAGGCGGTGACCCCGCGGTGTCATCGATGCAGTGATGCCGCAAGGCGATAACGTTTCATAACTCGAAGGGAGAACGACTATGCGACAAGAGCGATGCGACGTTTGTGGCGAAAAGCGACCCGCTTACGAAGTTGCGCCGTACGAGAACGTGCACTTCGGTTACTGCCCGCGATGCGGGCACTGCCTCGGTAGGTTTATGCGCGATCCGATCACAAAGATTTGGGACGCGGTACCGCCACACGTCTCTGTCGGAAACGCGTACTACCGCGAAAGCCTCTGGGGCGATTACTACTGCCCGCGCTGCGGGCGAGTAAAAGAGTGTCTCCACGTTCCGAAGAAAGGAGGTTCGCATGCCGAAAAAGCTTAGTTGGGACGAAGTCGCATCGTGCATCGACCGCGAAGCGACCGAGCGATACGGTCGATACTTACGCGGCGTCGTCGAAACCGAGACGATCTTCGTAAAACCCGCGGAGCCGAGTCTCGTAAATCGCACGATCGTACTCGGCGTAGTTTACGACTGGTGTCGGCGCCACCATCGACGCCGACACTTACCCGCTATCGTTCGCGCTTTCGCGTGGTGCGCGCGATACTGCTACGCTTTTCATCCCGTTTTTTTCGGCTTCAGTATCGCGGGAAAAGACGTACTCGAAGCGCTCGAGTGGATCGCTAACGACTCGTACTCGTTTCGTTTCGCGCCGGCGAAGCATGCCGGCGTCTTAGTAGTCGGCGAGCATAAGGAAGTAGAACGAAGAGAAGTGCATCACTTCGCACCGGTGCACCTGATCGCGCCCGATATCGACGATCGTCACGAGGTGCCGTTCGATATTCGGATGGCTGCGCGATACGTAATGGAGGCCGCGCTTCGCGCGATCTGCGTGACTGAAGACGACGGTAGCTACGATGAAATCGCGATCCGCATAACTGCGCGCGATCTCCTCGAGGTCGCGGCACCGCTAGTAATTCCGGACTAGCTAGCGAGGCAAACGATGAACGAGTCCTTCGACTTCGACTTCGTTGTTCGCGAGATTCTCGATCTCGCATTCGAAGCGCACCGACGCTTAGTCGAAAAGAAACTCGTTCGCGTACTTTGCGTCGGTGTCTTTCGCATCGGCAGTCGCTGGTTCTGCACGCCCGATGGTTGGCGCATCTACGAAGTTCGCGACGATGGCTCACTCGCACTGCATCCGCCGTGGAGCGCGTATCGAGTCTGTCGCTCCGAGTACGCTGCGCAGTGTGCGCGAGACTTCGCTGGCGCACCGATAACCGTTCTTCTCGCGATTCGCGATCGAATGCGCGAGTCGCTGTCACGTCGGTGACAGCGCGATGACATGATTACGTTGTGCCCGGAGATGCCGGGCATTTTTTATCGACTACGAGGAGCAACGATGAAACAACGACCCAGTTATCGACTCTACGACGTTTTCGGCAACGTCGTTTATTCCGCTAACGATCTGCGTAAGGTCGTTAAGAGACTCGCGCAATCGCTCGTCAAGCCGACGATCTACTCGGCACAAGGCCGAAGACACGTCGTTTTCTACCTCGAAAACGGCGTAGTGAAATGTTACATCGGCAACTTCGGCGAGTCACGTAAAAGCGTCGAAGAACGCGTGATTCGCTTATTCCGTGCCTCCGATATCACATGTCGTGTGCGACGCCACGTCTAGTCGATTTTCTCTAAACTCTTCTTGTCTCGAACTCGTCTCTTAGGTTAGACTAACTACGGGGCGGGGTCGTGAACGAAGCTGCCGTCGTCGATACGCTACGCGAGATCCGCGCAGTCGCAAGCGCGGTCCGCGAATCGTCTACGAAAATCGCAACCGCGGTCGAGCACGCGAGTAGCGCTGCAATCTCCGCGGCATACTTCGCTGGAGTGCGCGACGGATGCGTTGTGTGTACGATCGTGTTGGCGTTGCTATACTTTGTTCTGACTCGCTTTAGACGGTAGGTGCAGTCGTGGGTCCTTCCTGGGGCCCGCGCGAAACCGGCGGCCGGCGAGCGGCTTCGAAAATCGAGTAGTTTGTCGAACGAAGGAGCGAATCGATGCGCATTTCGATTCCCGAGCCGTGGCGATCGATTCTCGTTGCGGTACTGACCGCGCTACTTACGGTTATCGGCGGTGGCACCGCGGTTCACTTCGGTTGCGTGCGCGTACCGCCGCAAGACGAGAAGCGCGGTGACAAAGAAAAGTCACCGCGGCCGGACGACGACAAGCCGGCAGCGAATCCGTGCGATGCGGTCGCGAAGATTATTATGACTGGCGGCTACTGCAGTGCGACGATCGTAGGTCCGAAGCGTGACGATGGTCGCTGGTATCTTGTCAGCGCCGCGCACTGCCATCGCCGCGTCGGCGAGGAGGTAACGGTCGTTCTTCGTAACGGTATTTCGTTCGGCGCGCGCGTGATCGCGATCAATCGCAAGTCCGACTGCTCGATCTTACTGACGGATGATCGTCACGATCGACTCCCGTGGCTGCGCGTTGCGGAGTCGTACGGAGTCGGCGATAAGGTCTTCCACTGCGGCTACGGCGTTCATATTCCGGGCAATCGCGAGGACGGTTACGTGGTCGCGAAAGAGAACGCCGACCTTCAGGTTCGTTATCGCTTATCGGTTTCGCAGGGCGATAGCGGCGGTGGGATTATTGCGACAGCGACTGGCGAGCTCTTGTCACCAGTCTGTTGCACGACTCGACTAAACGGTGTCGGCGACGTGTGGGGCGCGTCACCGCGAGTTATTCGTTCGATGCTGACACATCCGGCGCACTACTCGGACGATCTGAAGCCGATTGCGATGCCGGTGCGCGACTTAGGAGAGACTAAGAGCGATGGCGGCTAGGACGATCGAAGAGTACGCGCATGTGGTCGCCGACGAAGCTTTACGTCGGCGACGTGTCATTTTGCGCGCTCGCGAGATCGGACCGCTACCTGAGGTTGCGCATCCACGTCGGCGTGCGCGAGCGAGTCGATCGATTCTCGAGTGGTGTCGCACGTATCTACCGTCGGTCTTTTCGCTGCCGTTTTCGGACGCGCATCGATCGATCGCTCGGAAGTTCGAAGAGGTCGTTCTTCGTGGCGGTTGCTTCGCGTACGCGATGCCACGCGGAAGCGGCAAGACTTCGCTTTCGCTCGCGACCGCGTTGTGGGCGGTGCTGCATGGCCACGCGAAGTATGTGCTTGTAGTGACAGCGAATGGCCAGCGCGCGCGGCAGACGATCCAGAATCTTATTCTCTGGCTCACGACGGCGCGCGAGCTCATCGAGGATTATCCCGAGGCGTGTTATCCGATCTTACGCGCCGACGGCAGTCTTCAGCGCATGCGCTTTCAGCTTTTCGACGGCAAGCCGACGCATCTTCGACTTACGTTCGATCGGATCGTACTCGCGTCGATCGACGGTTCGAAGTGTTCGGGCGCGCTCATTCAGTCGGTGCCGCTCCGTGGCGGTTCGCTGCGCGGTCTGCAACACGCGTTACCTGATGGCCGACTTGTGCGACCTCAGCTCATCCTAATCGATGACCCGCAGACTCGCGACAGCGCTATGTCGCCACGGCAGTGCGAGTATCGACGTGCACTAATCCAATCAGACATTCTCGGCACGATGGCCCACGATCACAAGGCCGCGGTGCTTTGCACGTGCACGGTCATTCGCCGCGGCGACCTTAGTGACCAGCTGCTGTCGTTACCCGAGTGGAGCGGCGAGCGGATCGGTTTACTTCGTTCGATGCCGACCGATATGGCGGCGTGGTCGGAGTACGAACGCGTGTATCGCGAAGCGATCCGCGTGCGCGACCACCAGCGAATCAACGACTACTACCTCGCGCATCGTACGCAGCTCGATGCCGGCGCGGTGCCGTTCTGGGAAGCGTGTTACGATCCGCGCATCGAAGTGTCGGCGATCCAACACGCGATGCATCTTTATTTCCAGGATCGCAACGCGTTCTACTCGGAGTACCAGAACGAACCTGCAGCGAACGTCGTTGCGGACGATTCGGTCGCGATTGCGCCAGAGTCGGTTGCGTCCGCGTTCGGCGACTTCTCGATTGCGCCGTCGGAGCGAGTCGGGATTTACGTCGACGTGCAGGAGCGGATTCTCTACTACGCGGTCGTTGCGCGCGAGAACGATCGTGTGCGTGTGGCGTTTTCGACATGGCCCGAGCAGCATGCGAATTACTACTCGGCAACGCGGCCGGCGCTATCACTCGAAGGCTTTTATCGCATCGCGGCGCCGCAGTCGATCGAGCGAGGTTTACACGATTTACTCGCGCAGCTTCGCGCTCGTTATCCGAGTAGCTTCGTGCTCGTAGATGCCGGCTATCGCAGTGACATCGTATCGTCGGTGGCCGCGATACACGATCGCGTCTATCCAGCTTACGGTCGTTACGTCGGTGCGCGGTCGAAGTCGTCGGTCGTTGAGCTCACGAAGCCGGGCGACGTAACGGGCAACGCGTGGCGCATGACGCGCGATCCGGACCGCGCCACGACGAGCGTGCTGATCGACACGAACCGTGCGAAGACGAGTGTTGCGAATCTCTTCGCGTCGTCTTCGGTTGAGATCGCGCGTACAGTCGATGCGCCGGTCGTTATCGAGCATCTTACGTCGGAGACCGGCGTGGCTACGCAATCGATCTGGCGGCAGTGCGTCGAGTGGTCGCTTTTGCCGGCGCGCGAGAACCACTACTTCGACTGCCTCGTGGGCGCGCTCGTTGCGCGCGAGATTTTCGATTCGCTCGAGTCGAGTACGTCTTCGACTTCGGATTCGAGTTCGAACTGGTTACTCGAAGGATTACTTCGTTATCGTGCGAGGGCGATGTCATGATCGACGACGTGCAGCGACAGCAGCTTATCGAATCGTTAGTCGAGCAAGCGCGGCAGCCGAAGACGGTGACTGTCGATGGCATGACAGTCCAGTATCGCGACGTGAGCGAGCTACTCGAGTTCGTGCGTCAGGCATCGGAACCGAAAGCGGTAGTCGTAAAGATGAACGCGCCGGGGGCGTTAGGATGATCGGGTGGCTGCGTCGAGTCTTTAGTACGAGTGGCAACGCGTTGTCAGCGCGAGCGGACGTTTCGTTTCGCGCACGTTACGATGCCGCGGCAACGACTCCGGATAATGCGCAGCACTGGGCCCAGGCGGATGCGCTATCGCCTTCGGCTGCGCTGACGCCGAGTGTGCGGCGCACTCTACGGAATCGATCGCGTTACGAGGTTGCGAACAACAGCTACGCAAACGGTATCGTCTCGACGATCGCGAACTATACGATCGGCACCGGGCCGGTTCTTCAGGTTCGTACTACGAACGAAGAGTTGAATCTTTGCTTCGAGCGAGCGTGGTCCGAGTGGTGCGCTGCGGTCGATCTACCCGAGATTTTGCGCACGATGCGTCGCTGCGTCGTCGTCGATGGCGAGGCCTTCGCGATCCTCTGCGACTATCCGCGGCAGCTGACGAAAGTCAAGCTCGCAGTTCGACTCGTCGAGCCGGAGCAGATTAGCGAAGGTCCGATCTCTGCGCTCATGCAATCGGTCGAGGGTATCGTTTTCGACGACTACGGGATGCCAGCGGCGTATCACGTTCTGCGGCGACATCCCGGTGACATCACGGTTGCAGACATCGACTACTCGTACGAGACGATACCGGCGGACTCCGTCATCCACTACTTTCATCGCGAACGACCGGGCCAGTGGCGTGGTGTCCCTGAGATCACGCCGGCGCTGCCGCTCTTTTCGATCTTACGTCGATTCACGCTCGCGACCGCTGCCGCAGCCGAGACCGCAGCGAATCTCGCGGCTGTTTTGCAGACCGACTCGGCCGCGTACATTCCGCGCGATGCGGAACGATTCGCACGCGAACTCGTCTGGCAATTCGTCGATCTTCGACCGCGCAGTGCGACCGTGTTGCCACCGGGGTGGCGTCTGTCGCAGATGACGGCGCAGCATCCAACGACGACCTACGGCGATTTTGTGTACCACCTCATGAGCGAGATCGCGAGGTGCCTCAACGTTCCCGTCGTGGTTGCGCTGAACGACTCTTCGCGCGCGAACTTTTCGAGTGGCCGACTCGATCTTCGCAACTGGTATCGCGCACTCGAAGTCGAACGTGCACGGATCGAAGCGATCGTGCTCGAACCGCTACTGCAAGCGTTTTATCGCGAGTGGCGCGTTGCTGACAGCGAGGCGTCAGCGTTAGTCGGCCTAGGTCGCGACGTACCGGATCACGAGTGGTACTGGCCTGCGCTTGAAGGCGTCGATCCGGAGAAAGAAGCGAAAGCGCAACGTTTGCGCCTTAAGAGCGGACTGACGACGTTCGCGTACGAGTACGCGAAGCAGGGCCGTGATTGGATGACGGAGTTGCGTCAGCGAGCGAAAGAGTACGCGCTCGCGAACGAACTCGGTCTCGATTTCCTTTTCGAGAAAGGAGGTAATAGCGATGCCGAAGACGACGAAAAAGTTTCTTCGGATTCGAGCGAAGGCGAGGATT